GTATCATTTGTTTCTAAATGCTTGACAGCTTGATTGTACACATAATTTTGTTGTGTCAAATCTACTTCAACAGCATTGACTAGACGTACAATGTTTTCAGGTTGTTTTTTAGCATCTGGGCCAAGACGCTCTAAGCGATCAAGTTCTTTAGCTGCCAATGCGCCTGGGAAGTTTTTAACCAATGGGAATACATACTTGGTTGACAAGGTGTTAATGAATTCACCTTCGTTTGTCTGATTAAGCAAGTCATCCTTTAACTCAACGCCAAGTCCACGCAATCCTTGCAGCATGCCTGTTCTAAAGTTAGCAAAACTACCTGTTTGACCACCGGATGCAATGTACGTGTTTAATGACTCATTCATTTGGTTAATATCACGTAACGCACTAGGGATTAATGTAACAGATTTTTCTAGCTCATTAAACGCTTCAGCAGTGAGACCACCAAACTTTTTAGCTTCGTATTCTTGAAAAGTTTCTCGCCAAATATCACCTAAAATTCCTAAGTCATTAGTAACAGTAGTACCACCACTTGCAGGACGTTCTTTAAGAGCAAGCCTTGCTCTATTTAATCGGCCTTGTTCTGTTTCTGGCCCTATTAAAGGAGATGCAAGTATATTAGCTGCTCTAGCTACGGAATCTACTGTTGCATTGTCTAGTGTATCCATTGTAACTTTAAGTTCAGTTGCTAACACTGATTTTTGTTGGTCAAGGAGAAGTTCACCAGCTTTTGTATCAGCTTGAGATGTTGCTGCTGCAGCTTGTTGTTGTTTAATTGGTATTTCTTGCTCACTAACGGTAGCTAAACGTTCTTTAACTACAGCTTCACGTTCTTTAAGCGCACGTTCTGCTTGTGCGGCTGCAAGTGCTGTAGCTTTTTCGTCTAAAACTGTAGCGGCTCGAATATTTCCAATTTGACGTAGTCTTTCTGCAGCGGCTTTTAAAGACTCGACACTGCCCATGTTAACATTTTTTAATAAGTTTTGTGTAACACTTGCTTGTCTTTCTTCAGGACTAATCATGCTCTCAGCAACAGCACGTCCTGCTTCAGGCCGTCCAAATGCAGACAACAGTCCACCTGCAGCACCTGTAGCACGTCTAGCCGCTTTGTTTAAATCCTCGCCTTGCGCAAGCATTTCACCTGCGGCAAATGAACGTAACATTCCAGGAATACCTGTCGTTGCAGATACAGGCGCAGCTAACAACTTCGCCTGTGCTGTTGAACGTTCACGGAGCTTTGCTAATTGCTCTTCTCTCACCTGTTGAGGTGTTTTGAGCATATTTAAAATCATTGACTCTGCCATTATAGCTCCTTAGTCGAAGTAGTACCCTTCATCATCTTGTACTGAATTGCCGGACGCATATTCTAATGCAGCGTTAACAGCCTGTGATGTGGCACTACCGCCACCACCACCGCCTAAGCCTAATGCATCAAGAAGAGCTTGATACGGAGATGTTTGTCCTGCAGCCGCTTCTGCACCGAAATATCCAGACAAAGCGTCTGCCAATGCACGTACACGTTGTCCTTCTAATCCTGCAGCGGCTGTACCTGCACCTGTCTGCGCTTCTAGTCCTGCAATACCACCCTTATACAAGGCTTCTGATTGTCCTAGTCCTGCCGACTGCGCAATGTTCGCAAGGTTGACAGCAGGTGTTAATGCTGCAAGGGCTTGTGTCTCTGGTGTGTATCCTACACCTAACATACCTGCGACATTCTGAATATTCTGTCCTGTTAATGCTCCTGCTTGTGTCAATGCTGTGAGCATGTCAGAAGACTCTTGCTGACGTAGTGATTCTTCTAATGCAGCAAGTTCAGGGCTTGTACCGCCAAACATACCAGACTGAACACCTAAGCGTCCTTGTGCGGCAAGACGATTCTCAAGAGCAAGACGCTGACGTTCAATACCAGGCTGTCTCATTTCTTGCAATTGACTAAACAGCTGATCTGGTGTCACTTGCGTTTGACCAGTGGCTGTTAATGCTTGTGACAACATTCCTTCTTGAATTGCTTGTGGTGTCTCTCCAAGCGTCTGTGTCAGTCCACCACCTGGGCCAACAGCCGTGCTACCCGTACCTGTAGTAACAGTGAACGGTGTAAACTGTGCAGCTTCTGCGGCAGTTTGGCCTAGCTGTGTAGCTTGTCCAGATAAATCACCACCTAATTGTTTTAGATAGTCAATCTGATCACCAGATAATTCATAAGGAAGAATAGCAGATGCTAGTTGACCACCGGCTCCGATTAAATCAGTAATACTTGCCATTAGTATGTTCCTCCGTCAATTGTTCCCGCTGTGAGCGTTCCTGTAACAGTGACGGTAGCGGCTGTTACAGTACCTGTAAATGTTGGAGATGCTGTATCTGATTTTGTAGCCACTGCTGTTTGAATTGCAGTGTACTCTGCATCAATTTCACTTCCTTTAATAATCTTTGCAGGGTTACCAGATGCCAGTGTATCTTTCACCGCAAAGTTTGTGGATTTAGTATAGTTTGACATTAGATAGTCCTTCCTACAATTGCTTGTGCTGTTAGTCTCTGCACGGACACTGCCGCACCGTCTACTTCTGCTTCAATACCTAGTTGTACTACTTGACCGCCACCTGAAGCATTCACTGTAGGACGGTTTACCAAGACTCCTGCGTTAAATTCACCAATGTTGTATTCTGCAATATTGTATTCTGCAATAACTTGGGTAGATAAAGTGAATGTCTTTTTCTTATAACCATAAGAATAATCATAACCCCAGTTGAGCGTTGCTTGTGTTGCAGACCCGCCAATAATTGTAATCTTGAGATTCTTGAGAAGCTTTAGATTTGATGGAGCACCAAAGTCAATGTAGTTGGTGAAGTAATTCATTTGATACCCAACACCATTGTCTTGATAGCCATCATGCTTAGCAATGCCTTGTCCCTTACCAAACAATAAATCTCCAGAACGTGTACGACATAAAGCTTGTGGTTGAATGCTGTTCCATTGTGTTACACGATGGCTTCCGTCTTGTAACGGTGTACGCATATCAAAACAATATGTAATACCTGTCGTTGGAAGATGTAACAAGTAGAACGCTTCTTCAGGAGAATAAACAGAAAACATATTCTGTGTTTCAGAATTAGTGTATGTTGTAAGCTCTGTACGAACATTTTTACTAATATCTGTAATTGGAGCAGACTTCTCTTGGATTGTACGTTTAAGACTACGCACACCAGAGTCAGACAAGAAAATAAGGTCTGTTCCTGTAACCTGCACAGAATCCCTAGCAATACAACCAATACCAACAATAGTGTCTGCTAGTTGCATTGTTGCAGGATCGTCTGCACCTGTGTACAACAGAATCTGACGCTTTCCAAAGATAGCAATGATTCCGTTATGTACAGCCAGTGCTGTAATCTCATCAGCACCGTCAGGCCACACTTTAGAAATGTCTATACTTCCAGAGCTACCTGTATCCCATTTAACTCCTGTGAGCAAATCACTCCAATATACGGTGGTATTATTGGTTGACGTTTTGGCAACCCAGAGTCTACCAAACCCAGACTGCACAATGTCACCAGAAGGTACAGTACCACTGTAGTTTGGGTGTGCGCTAACTTCATCACAAGTCGTCCCATCATAGTAAATAGGATCAGACCCTTCACGGAATAAATAATGAATTCCGTTTAAAGTAGCATGATCGTATAAACCATCACTGACTGTGTGCGATGCAGGTGTAATGTCTGTAAGTGTTGTAGTGCCTTTGTAAATTGCAGACGCACTACTAGAAATAATTTCAGTTGTTCCGTCAGCTTTTACAAACTCACCAATAGAAACAATAGAGTCTGTATCAGTAGTTGTTTCGTACACCCATCCTTTGCGAGCACCAATACGTCCAAATTGGTCAATTACACAATTATCAGCTACCAAAGCAAATTGCTCTGATAGCGATGTAGGACTGTCTTGGGTGTTAAGCCCGTAAAAGCCTGGTGCTTGAATTGCAATGCTTTGTAGCTCTTTAGCCATTACACTGTCGTCCAGAGATTACCTTCGGGATTAAGATTGGCATCATGCGCAATAGCATTTGTCAATTCTTCTTTTGCGTAAAGTGTTTGTTCAACAGCAGACTGACCACCTGTCTCACCACGCTCACGCAATGCAAATGCATAAGCATATTGAATAACAGGAGAAGCAGGAATTAATAACACATCACTGTCGTTTTCTAAATCCACTGTACGTTTAACAGTGTAAACACTCATTGTCTTTGCGCTATTTGGTGTTTGGTAAAAACGAATGTTTGCATCTCCATTACTGTCAATGCTTTCAATAGCAAAGTAGTAGGGAGTACCAATAGCATTGTCTGTACCAAGTGCTAGTTCACGAATACGTTGTAATGATTCTTGTTTGATGTAAGCATTGTCTGTTTCATTGTGAATGTACAACACATTAGAACGTGTACCCAAGCCAGACAAAGCATATGCAGCAGTACCGCTAACAGTGTTCACTGTGTATGTTGTACGTAATGCTGTCCAGTCCCAGGCATCTTCTACTTGACGTTTGGCATCATTAACAAAATCACCAACAAGCTGAGAATAATCAGACTCAGCAATCGTTGTTACTTGCTCTTCACGGAGTCTGCGCAGAACAGCATTAACAATATTAAGATAGGTCATGGTGTATTCCATTATACAGGATTAAATTTTAAATGTCAAGTAAAAGTTCTACCTAACACTTCACGGGAAAACAATGGATCATCTGTTTGAGCAATGTCAAATTCAGAGTCTAAAGAAACAACTTCTTCATCGTCTTGCGTAGCTACTTGCGGCATTTCTCCTTCAAGAAGTTGCGCAAGTCCTATCATTTGAAACTCTGGGTTAAGGTCAAGTGAATTGACATCAATACCCATGTCTCCAAGTTCTTTTAAGTTGTAGTCTCCAATGTCTGAAGTACGGAAACCACTAAAATCAACCTTGGGAATGTTTTCTTTGAAGTTTGTCGCCAGGTAGTCGAAGTCAATGTCATATGGCTGCAACTGTCCAAAGCTAACTTTACCTTTCACATCAGGAAGTTTACTTGCTAGTAGTCGTGCTTTGTCTTCAATGTATGATGCGTTCTTACGGACATAGTCTTCAATCTGTGAAAACTGTGACGTGTCAATGTTTAAGTCTGTTGCAAACTTATTAAAGAACTCAGGCGCACCCAGGTCAATACTTGATAGATCAATACCTGCTGTCTGTGCTAGTGAGCCTAAGTCAGGTGTTTCCCCGCCACGCTCATTGTATTCTTTTGCACCTGCAATCAAAGCATCTGCAGTGTCAACACCCTGGTCAAGCTTTACTGCTGTTTTCAGTCCTGCATACCCAAGAGCATTAATTGTTGGATCGTCAGAGCCTAAGTATCCGACAATCTCATCGCCGTAACGATTAGCAATGGCTTCTGATGGATCTTTACCTTCAACAAGAACGTCATACCCTACACGGGCAACGTCCATGTTTTCTCTGACAATGTTAAAGGCATCTGATCCAATAGCATCTTCTAATGCTTGTTGTCCTGCTTCTTTAATACCAGAAGCTTCAATGATGTCTTCACCATAAGCAGACACTAACACTTCTAACGGATCACCGCCTTCAGCTAATGCTACGGTGGTGTCTAAGGCTTTCTTAACATCAGCAGGAAGAGGCTCACCTGTTTTAATATCGTACCCTGCGGCGGCCATAGCCGCAATCTGTGAAGGTGATAAATCTTCGCCAGAGTCTACGGTTGCATAAGCATTTAAAAAAGGAGCGTATTGTGGAAAGAAAATTTGGGCGGCTAGTTGAACATAAGGGTTCTGAATGGCCTTGTCAATTTCATCAACGCTTTCACGAACAATGTCTTCAAACTGTTCACCTGCTTTGACAATAGGGTCAACTACAGGAGCAAGTACAGCGTCATCAATAGCTGACCCTACATCACTAACTGCTTCTTTGACTTTCCGTATTGGACTCCAACCCATTAGTTGTACCTCAGTATTGTATAGTTGTTTTGCTTACCTAGAACTTGAGCACCTAGAAGCAAATTAAAATTTAAACTTTGAGTGTTGTCTACTGTGGTGTAACAAACACCCAACTTAGCAATCAAGTCTTGGAAGTGTCTTTTTAATGAAGGCTTCCAATCAAGCACTTCGCAGTGCAGTATCTTTTCACCATCGTCGTCAAACTTAACGACAACACTATGATTAAAGCTACTGTCGATTACCACTTCTTACAAGACCAATAACGTGCTGTGAGTTTTGAAGGTGGGCTAGTGTCGCACTTGTGGCGAGCACGGAAGCTCTTACGTCTAGCAGGTTGATCTTTCTTAATTGTCATGTTGGGATCACCAAAGCGAATGGTCTTTGTTTTATCACCTTCTTTGGCAACAACAACAAACTTCTTAGATCCACCCGGAGTACGCTTAGGCTTGTTGTACCCACTGACACCTGCTCTGGCTAACTTAGGGTCTTTAGACTTTGGCATTTAGCCTCCTTGAATGATGTTGTTTTCTTCAATTAAGGAAATCAACAATGTCATTTCTTGTGTTGCAAATGCAGAAATACTATCGCCTTCACGCATCATAATAAAAGAATTGATTGTTCCGCCAATCTGAAGAAAATCTTTAGCTGTTACCGTGTAACCTTCAAGGACAGAAAATGTAGAGGATTGCGCCGCACTGTAATAATCAACCTCTACACTTCCATTAGAACCACTGGTATTGGTAATGTACATGAGCACCCACTGTGCGCTTTTACCTGCCGGTACAGTGTACACAGTCTGTGGAGTGCCTGTTAGTACAGCACCGTAGGTTTTCTTAATCATTTCTTCTTCTTCTTCGCTGTTCTAGCGGCTTTACGGAAAGCAGACGCTGTTGGAGCACCTTGAGTGCCGGGTTGACGCATACGTTCTTTAGAGCCTCTGGCAATCCGTCTGCGTTTAGCGTGAATGTTAGCGTAGAGTCCTTTAGACATTACTTTTTAGCCTTACCTAAGCATTTACCTGCGGCTTTACATTTAGCCTTGCTCTTACAACCTGCACAGGTCTTGAAGGCTTTAGTCGTTTTCTTTTTACCGTACATTGCCATATTATTTCTTCCCTATCATTTCTACAATACCCTTACCGGCTTTGACACCAAAGCTAGCAAGAACAATTACCATGAGAATCTCATGATACCAAATCGGCAAAGTTGCCAATGCGTTGAACCCCGCTTGGATATGTCCTACCATGCTTGGTATAAAGACAAGGATCAGAGGTATGCTGAACACTATCGTTAACCACTCGTCTTTCCACGAGTTCTTGGAAGCCTCTGCCATGATGCGTTCCCAGTCCGCTGTGGACTGTGCCGCTGTTTTCAGTGCGGTGGCTTTGGCCTCTGCGGTGGCCTTGGTTGATTCCGCCTTGGCACTGACCCATGTACCTGCCAAGTT